TAAGCAATCAACTCGGCAATCAATTCTACCTTATCAATTGCTACCCACTTGCCACTAGAATCACTTCCGTGTTCTTTAATTAATTCTCTTACTCTGTTATTCATTTCAATGCACCTACATATGGGTTGTTAAGCCACCTAGCATAAGTTTCTGCGTTATCCGCAATCTTGTTCAATTCATACTTGCCACAAAATTTCATCAAGTGTATGCCCACTTGAGGAATAGTAGTTGTACGAACACCTTCACGTATGTTAGTATCTACTGATAGTTTAATATCATCTGGCTGTGCTGTAAGATCAATCAATGTACGATTCCTATCATATGCGTCCTTGACACGGACCTCATTACCATCATGGTCCGTCCAACGCTGCAACATCATATTGTTCCAGTCAAATCCACGTTTTGTTCTGTCAGCATACGCTTCAATTAGTCCAGCTTTCTTTTGTGAACCTTTTTCACGTACCCCGGGAAAAGCACTGAATACGTTGTCGGTTGAATCTCCCCTCATGCACTTCCGGAAGAGGATGTATTGTGGATCTTCAAGAAGTTTAGGCTCTTTAGTTTTCTTATCTTTTACCGGACGACCTTTATCATCAAAATATCCCTCAAGAGTAATCAATTCACCAGTGACACCCGAATATTGCTTTACTCGTGAGGAAATTAATTGTTGGTAATCGCTGTCTGTTGAAATTATAAAATGTTCATCTTCTGGATGCAAGTGAATGAACCGTGCAATTAAATCATCAGCTTCAGCCTTTGGATCACGCAATACACTACAGTTTGTGCGGTCTTTAAGGTAATTTGTGAAACTTTCATACGTTTGCCAAAACATGGTGTTTTCTTCAACCTCTGCCTCTGTTTGAGACATTGTATCTACTACCCTATTTTTCTTATAAGGAGCGTAATAGTCCTTTCTCCACGACCTACCTTCTAAGCAAAACACTACATGATCAATTCCAAAACGTTTAACAATTTGATTAGTACTTGCTAATGTGAGATGTAGTGCCATTCCGATTTTCTCGTCAACTGTACTACTGCGTGAGGCAATATGACGGGCACGGAAAAACGTATTTGCAGTATCAATGAGGGCATATTTTTTTGTCATGTGTGTATTATATACTACTATTTAGATTTTGTCAAAGAATTTGGGTTGACTACACAGGCTCACAAAAATGCAAATAATCTTCCCGAACCTCATTTACAAAAGATGTATTATACGGGATAGTATCAATGAATTGTTTTTTAAGCCTAAGAACCATTAATGAATCTTTTCTTATGTAAGATTCAATTGTGTCCTTAACAGTTTCAACTGTGATTTCATCGTGTCTAGGATCAATGAATTCTAGTTTTTTTCTAAAATTTCTTCGTTCTGATTTCAGATAGAAATAATAATCACGTTCATAATACATTGCTAATTTATCAATTGGAAATTGAACAGCGGGAGTGGCAAAGTAAACATAACTGGGAAGTTGATATTTTCCGCCTACGTTATATTGACTTCTGCCCCAACGTTCTCTAATATTATGAGTTTGGCCTGCTTTGACCATATTATCATAATATCCTATATAAAATATATCTTGCGTTTTCATTACTTTACCATTGCTCGTTCTGCTTGAGTCATTTTTGACCAACCAGTTGGACCGCCGTACATAGTATATACATCTTGATTGATGTCTGGATATGTGTATCCTGCTTTTTCTAGCAATTGTAACAAGAAAATCAATGACCAATTCTTCGGGACTGATTCACCTGGCGCCCGTAATTTATAAATCCTTGCGGCAAAATTCATATAAATTTTCCAACCTTGAAAACCTTGATGAACCAAAGCATTCATGTATCGGTAAAGTTTTTCTTTTTCTTTTACCTTTACTGGATCTTTGTTGTCAAAAGTTCCATGATTCTTAATCATTACTTCAAGTTCTAGCATAGGCAAAACTTCAATAGCAATAATTGGTTCATGCTTTGAATTTTCGTTATGTAATTCAAACACACTACGCAAATCACCTAGAGGCAAAGCAGAGTTTTTACCTTTATCTGCACGCAAAAACTTAATTTGAGTAAACGCCCCTGGCCAATTAGCGTACGGGGAATTTTCATTGTGAGCGGTTACCCCAAATCGTTTCATCACTTTATAAACTTTTGATGCTTGCTCAAACTCAGGGTATGTTTCTTTGTTTGGAGCATATTTGTCTTTACCCATAACTTCTGCTTTAAACTTGTCAGCATGTGACATTGCTAGTTTTTCGCTATTCTCTTGGATATATGTCTTACATTCAGGACCATAATCAACTACGCCATCGACAATTTCAAGTTCAATAATTTCAAGATTAACTTCAAACTTTTCCCAATCTTCAGGATTCCAACCATATTCAATAAGGTCGCCGCGCATAATCTTATTACGCAATGCCGACAACCGTTGTTGTCCCTCTGTGATCCCGTACATTTCCTGTACAGGGTCCCATGCGCCACGGGCCGTAGTAAGTCTACGAAAATCCCAAGTAGCCATCATTTTGATTTGGTGATCTTCTTCCTGTTGCCGCTGTAGATTAATTTTAATCCCGGTCAAGCCTAATTTTACTCGTTTGGTGATAGGCATGTATTTAGGGTCAGCCTTGTTTAATCTTGCTTCGTTTGCATACGCTTTGTAAGCCTCATCAATATCTTCTTGGCGCCGATAAATCATGTCCATATTCAACTGATTCAATGGTACAAAAGATTCGTTTTCGGGAATGGGCGCACATGGGTCAAAGGGTTTATCTTTGACTGCGATTGCTGATTGATTGGGCTTCCAATTTGAATATTTAAAAGACACTTGTTACTCCTATGAGTTGTTGAAAGAATTACAGTATACACGATTCTAGGATCAAACACAAGTTAACAAGTTGATTAATTAACTTATTAGTACTCAGCAATAAATCCGCGTCTACACACAGTTAGTTGCATGTTAACACAGAAACCAATTAGTGTCAACCTCTTAGCTAACCTCTGTTCGCCCATCACCTAAATCCTTGGCGCGGACCACTCTCATATCAGAGGCCATTGCCCGATTTTCCGGGTCAGCTTGTTGCTGTTCATATAGTTCAAGTGCTACATTGCGACATACAGTTTGGAACCAACGGTCCACGATGATAGTATCAGTATCATCATCACGTATCTTATACCCTGCACGAATCAGATTCAATACGAATTTGTCATTGAAATCAAGTTCAAATGCACCACTGTTAATATCGTATGGGTCAATTTCCATTTTCAAAATATTGACGTATGGTAATCCTTCAGCATTGGCCTTGTCTTTATCAGATGATGTAGGCGCTTCCTTCTTTACCTTAGGTTTGCGAGGTTTCTTTTCCTTAACTGGCTTCGGAGCCTCTACTACAGGATCTGGCTTTTTGCCAAAAAGATTTTTAATTGTTTCAAACATCATCATACTCCACTATACTAGTATATAGTATATTATTATCTTGTAGTAGTTTTTCTCCGGGCAAGAACGTTAGATTGATAACAGTACCAGCTTTAACCTCATTGACAGTAAAGTTGTTTCTCAACAAGTGACTAGTTGCTTTGATAGTTCCACCGGTAGCAAGCAAATCATCAATGATGAAGGGCAAACTACCAACTGGACTATGTGTCTTAATCTGTAATGTATCTACACTATACTCTGTATCATAATCAATGGTATGTACATCTCCGGGCAACTTACCTTTCTTACGAACAAGAACAAGCGGCAAATTTAGTTTAGTCGCTACTGCCCCGCCAAACGGAAATCCTCTACTTTCAATAGCTACGATGCTAGTGCATCCTTCTGCTTGTACCGCAAGCATATCAACACAATATTGAAATTGTTCTGGGCTAGAAAGAATCTTAGTGATATCTAAGAAGTTGATTCCTGCTTTAGGAAAATTAGGGATTACTGGTATGTAGTTTTTTAGTGTATGTTTCATATAATTTAAAGCTAGCAAGATTCTTTGCCTTTGACTCACACATGATATCAAAGTTATCTAAGAATGTCAATGCCCATTGGTTAA